TTACGTATATATAAACGTGTAATTTTTTTTGTGTGTATAAGTGCATTTATAACATTTATAACGTTTTTACCTTGTGTAAGCCATTTCTGTGCTGCATGCTTTTGCATTTATAACATTTATAGAATTTCTGATCATTTTTAACTTTTGTCCACACCCATGGTAGCCTTCAAACGAATACATAAGGGAAAGCGCCGCGCCGATGATAGTAAAAGACCCCTGTGCGTTAACACAGAGGTCCATTTTAGCGCCGTAGAGCGACGAAACTACACAGAGTGGTATAGAGTGCCAGGTAAGCCGCGTTGACGCGCGTCAGGGGATTTAAATAGCTTTTTTATTCGTAGGCTTCGAGAGCTAACGCGTGTGACTAGGGCGTATGGTGTGACGTCAGTGCGTAAATCGCCAGAGCGTGGGAGTATACGGCTCTCGTCTAGGAGTAGCATACCTTCAGCGCCGGTTTCACCAAGTAGTTCGAGGATTCTACGGACAGCAGGCTTGTGTGTGATGTTGTCGTATTCAAGGTTGTGGCAAGGTATCGCCGCTAAGTTGTGTTGGAGTAGTAAGTATTTCATTTTGCGATTTGGTAAATAGCATTAGGTGTAGCGAGGACCGCTTGAGGTTGGCCGTTGCCGTTTTCCCAGCCAGCAGCGTATAGGAAACTTGCTGCAAGAGCGGTGCCGGCCAAAGCGAGGCCGACGTAAACTAGGTTGTAATCGTTCATAGAGTTGTGGTTTTAGGAGGGTTTTACTGTTGAGCTTGTTGCTCTACCCAGGATTTTAATAGGAGTCGCACTAATCCAGGCAGCGTAAGTTCACCATCTTGTAGCTGTAGTTCGACTTGGGTTTTTAGCTCTGGCGAGATACGGACGTAGATTGTTTCAGTTTTATTACCCATTGATCATTTCTTGGTTAGCTTTAAATGGAAACTTGCGATTGAGCACGCTGGCTAATTGTTGCCATGCTACTCGATCTAGTAGGTCTTGCGAGTAGTTAAGTGATAGTGCGTCGAGTCCGGTGTTCATTTCTTGAACGTAGGCGCGAACAGATTCACCGGTCCACTTGTCATCCTCGCAAGTTGGAACCCACCCTTCAAACACTTCCAGTGCTATTTGGTGTGTTTCGGCGTTGAGCCAGCCATTGTGTTTTGCGTCTTGCATTTCAGTTGTGGTTAGGAGTAAGACGTCCCAATATTAGCACTTTGTCCGGCAATGTCCAGCACGAATAACTTGTGTCAAGGCTTTTTTTATGTTATAATAGCGAAGCAATGAAGAACAAAAAAACTGCTCACGCAACAGATAAGCAGCGCAAGGCTGCAGAGATTGCGGCGCAAGCAATAGTCGAAGGTCGCCACAAGCCAAAGAAAGAAATTTTGCGCGAAGCTGGTTACAGTGATGCCGTGACAACAACGCCAGGAAAGATCATGGAGACTGATACTTTTCAGGCGCTTTTGAACGAGTTGCTGCCTGAAGAATTGACCGTGAAGCGCCACAAAGAGTTGGTTATAACGGATAACGAAGCCGTTGCGATTCAGGCTGTCAAGCTCGCACATCAACTGCGTGGACGTCTCGAGAACGTGCGTCAAGCACAGCAACAACAAGTGGTGATTAACTTTGGTAATGCGCCATCGTCTGCCGTGATCGAAGGTGAAGTGGTTGACATAAGTGCAGAGCATGGTGACTAACCTGTACGCTTTCTTCTTTATGTGTCTTCCGCGCGGAGCGAAGGGTGCTCTAACCTGTTAACTGTGCGGCACATCACACATTGTGCGGGATTAACGGATTACGAAACCAAACCCCCCGTACCCCTCCGAAAACGCACGCGCGCCTCTTATATATTCTTGCCATCTACGCGTAAAACCGGATTTTGAAATTTAGCCTAAAGCACCACGACTGCCACAGTAAGTAAATTCCGATACACATTTTGTCACCCAGACAACCGTGCCGCCGTAGAAGCGCATTTACGCGCAAAAAAGGTCTACGGGTCTTTGTTTGTTAGCGACTATGTACCGCGGGGACTCCCAGTAGTGCGTGAAGTGCAAACCGGTTATCGTACTAAAGCGGACTTGCTGGCGGAAACAGAAAACCAGTTTCGCATATGGTATGACGAATACGCGAAGCGACCACGGCAAGCCGACGAAATACGTTTGCCGATGCCACACCCTCGACAGCGGACCATTATCTACTCGAAGAAACGCTTCAAGGTAATGGTCTGTGGTCGACGTTTTGGTAAAACTACCGCAGCGTTGATTGCAGCAGTTCTCCGGGCGAATGCGAAGCCGAATCAAATGATTTACTACGTCGCTCCTACCTACAGACAAGCTAAGCAGATCGCCTGGGGAATGCTTTTGGATTTCGTTGGAAACGCATACAAGCGCAAAAACGAGCAGGAACTTGTAATTGAGTTCTCCAATGGTTCGAAAATTTATTTAAAGGGGGCCGAAAACCCCGACGCTCTACGTGGAGCTTACGTACACCTGGCGATTTTGGACGAATACCAAGACCAACGCCCCGTTGTGTGGGAACAGATCATACAGCCTATGATCGCCGACACGAAAGGTGACGTTTGGTTTATTGGTACGCCAAAGGGGTTTAATCATTTCCACCAATTATGGAAAGATGCCTCCGAAGGCAAATTGGGCGCCGACTGGGCCGCCTACCGTTTGACCACATACGACAACCCGCACATACCACGCGAAGAAATTGAACGGGCGCGCAAAACAACGGACGAACGTTCGTTTAATCAGGAATATCTCGCGCATTTTGTTCAGTTTTCCGGACTGGTTTACCCACAATTCCAACGGGTAAAGCACGTCCAATTCTTCGATCATAAGAAAATCGAGGGCATATATTTAACTGGTATTGATTGCGGAGCGGATCACCCAACCGCTGGTATTTTTATTAAAGTAACTTCGGGCGGCACGGTTTACGTATGGAACGAGCACTACCAAGCTGACGCCGCTGTAGCCGAACACGCAGAATGCTTGCTGCAGCTAAAAGGTCCTGTACATGTACGTAAATGGTATATTGACCCTAGCGCCAAACAGTTTGCGAAAGATTTACGCACCCACGGGGTACCAACGGTTCCCGCGGTGAACGATCGACGTTACGGGATTCAAGAACTTCGCTCGCTGTTAAAAGCGGGTAAATTAATTGTTCATCCAAAGTGCCAAAATCTTATTTACGAATTTGAGCATCACATCTACAAAGACTCAAAGAAGAAAGGCAAAGAACGCGGAGACGTAGAAAAGGAGGTAAAGAAAGTAGACGATGACGCGTTGGACGCGCTTCGTTACGCTATTGCGTCGCACTTCAAAGGGCGTACTTACGAAGACTTAGACTTAGCTCCACCTATGGACGTGCCTATCGGTGTGAAAACTGCATTTGACAAAGACACCCTCCGCCGCTATACTGTGAGTACGGGAGGAAACGTACCACAGTATGTTGCTCCAGAATTTCAACACTTAGACCAATGATCACTCTAGAACAACTCAAGCCGGTACCACCTTATATTGTCGTAGAGCCGGTAGATCCAAACGAAGGATCTAATATTGTAATTGCTGCAGAATACCAAGACGCCCCCCAGCGTGCTGTAGTGCGGGCCGTGTGGGACGACACTACGTTCTACAGCACCGAAACTCCGCAACTTTTGGTAGGGCCGGGCGACGAAGTGCTGCACGCAAAATACGGCGCTGTGGAAATTAATGATTCCGACTTCGCCTTGCTACATCACGATGACATTTACTGTATTGTCAAAAATGGCAGCGAAACCAAATAAATTAAAGCGAGCACAAAGCTATGGCAACATTCCAAAAAGTCCGGGCTTTAATCCGTGGCTTGCGTGGCGCACGCGATGTTCGCGATGTGGACGAGAAGGTACAGTCTTTCACTCCCCACGTATGGGACGAGACAATTCAAAAGCACGCATACCAAGAATTGGTAAGATCCATGGAAAATGCACCGGCTGCCGTACGGGCCGACCACGCGTGCTCTTCAAACTCAACCGCGCCCAAGCGTTACACAAAAATGATATTAGACACCGTGAGACGACGGTTACGCCGCATACGGCGCGCTACAAAGTCTGAAGCGGTATACGCGCAGTATGCAGATAAAGAGTTCCGTATATGGGTGGATTCACGCACGGGTAAACCTTGCGGGCCAATTCAATTTTACACACCCACCGGGTGGACAAACATAGCGGGGTAGAGCAGTGGCAGCTCGTCGGGCTCATAACCCGGAGGTCGCAGGTTCGAATCCTGCCCCCGCAACCAATTGTTAAAAACACTTAAATGGAATCTACACCAAGCACTTTATTTGAAGTAACGAGCGGATCATTGTTTTGTGATTCGCATTACGAACGCACTGATCGTTTCGGCGAAAAGAGTTGGTAGAAAACACGCCGGCGGACAAGGCTTTGGCCACGTAACCAATCGTGGATGGGTAGCGAGTGGCCGGCACTTAATAGGGGCGAACCGCAAATAATAGCGAGCGAATAGCGGTTACTTTTCGTTAGGGGTTAAGGGATAACGACCCAGGCTCGCAAAACTATCGAGTCCCACTTCTAGGCGAAAGTCTAGGGTGGGGGATACCCAGTAGGTGGCGGAATGGGTGCTGCTCCAAAGGCAGGCCCTCAGGTAGACGCATGCGGTGGCGCCATCCCGCGGAAATGTACTTCAGGATCACAGTAGAGAGGAGACGCGACGGCGCGGTAACTGTGTTCACCAGCTGATGACCTCTTGCCCCGTTCGGGCAACGTAACATGGTAAACGAAGGCCCTCTGCATTATACGTGACAGAGTCGAAAGGCTCGGGAATTTATCCGCAAAACGGCGCGTACGGGTTCGAATCCCGTCCTACTAACCTAAAGACCGACGAGCCACCTCCACAGTAGTTTACCACAACTCTTGTTGGACTCATCGGCCTTTAGTGTGTCGGAATTTTAGCTTTCTGCTGCGGAAAGTCAAGAGTCAAGCCCATTATGGTTTGCTTTTTACCACCCATTATGGTATAATATTCCCCGTAGGAACTAGGAGTGCACTACTTCACGTGCACAATAGCTAAAAAAAAGAAAAATCAGACCCCAAGTGAGGAACTTCAAGCTTTAGCTCTTGCTAGAGTAAATGACGAAGTTTCTTTTGTGCGTACACTTATGGCTCGACCTCGCCAAAACTGGCTAAGGTGGTACCGTTTGGTTCGCCTTTTCCGGCTTGAGGGCGTGAACAGCTTCAATCGTGTTTTCGTACCGCGTGCATGGGAGCAGATCGAAAAGATCGCCCCTAGAATGACGGCGCACGATCCAACTTTTGAAGTCATACCTGGTCGCCCGAAGTCAGTAGCACTAGTGGATTACGTTTCACAGTGGCTTTTGTATATTTGGGAAGAACGCTTGCTGCGTAAAGACGTACGCGAGTGGACCAAGGGCGCTTTAACGTACGGAACTGGATGGGTGAAGCTTTACATGGACGTGCAAACGAAGAAAGAGCTTGTAGAGCGCATGGAAATTGATGAAGAAACCGGTGAACGTATTATGGTAGAGGAGGAAGTGGAAATCAGCGCTCTGCCAGCGTTTGGATATGTAGATATTTTCGATATTGACGTAGATCCTCGGTATTCTTGCATCGAAGATGCCCCTGGGATTATCCATTCTTTGGAAAGGCAGTCTTTTGGGGACTTGCTGTCCGATGAAAAGGCACTCAATTACTTCAACCTGGATAAAATCAAAGCAATGGCGTCCGGCGCAACAGACGTTGCAGCATTCGATAATTCCAAAGAGAAGAAACTCGAGGCTCGATCTATTTCAACACATGCTGGTACTTCTAGTGGAACTAAAGATGGACAAATAGACCTTACTAATTTGACGGTTCGCGAATATTGGGGGCGTTTCTCTCCAACAGATTCAGTTGATGACGTTGAAGAATACGTGATTACAACAGTGAATGACTCTATTGTAATCCGTTTGGAGCGCAATCCTTACGCTACACCTGACAACCAGGACGGTATCCGTCCATTTGAGCAAATGGTTGATCATGACAACCCTGGTGAACTTTACGGGACTGGTGAAGTAGAGCCAACAGAAACGCTGCAAATTGCGTTGAATAAAATTAGAAACCACAGGCTTGACAATGTCGACCTGGTATTAAACCGAATGTGGGTTTATGACCGGAACGGTGGTGTTAATCCAAAACATTTGCAATCCTTCCCTGGTAATGTAATTGCCGCGGACGATGTAAATGCGATTCAACCGCTGGTGACGCCAGACGTAACTTCAAGTAGTTATGCTGAGGAAGATCGTATTGAACGAGACTTCCAACGTGCAACCGGTAACATCGACTCTACTGATCAAGGTGGAGCAGGTGGATTTATTAATACCGCTACGGGTGAAAAGATTCGTGATAAAGATCGCAGTGCGCGATTCCAGCTAAAGATCGAAAACCTAGAAGATGCCCTAGCTCGTGTAGCACAAAAGATGCTTCGCATGCTACATGCAACCGAGGGTCAGAGTTTTGTGATTCGTCGCCGAAATAAAAATGGTGAGACGAAGTTTACAGAAATTCAAAAAGAGCTCTTGCGTGAAGCTGTAGAAGGTATGGCGATCCGTGTAAAAGCTGGATCTACGATTTCCGATGATTATGAAGAGCGACGTAATGAAGCTCTCGCTCAATGGAATCTAGCGTCCGTTGCACACGAAAAAGGTTTGATTGATCAAAATCAGCTGAAGGATGTATTTGAGAATGTAATGCGAATTGCGTTCAAAAATCAAAACCTCACAAAGAGTGAAGGAGGTGGTTTGCAGAGCCTATTGGCTCCACCGCCACCAGCACAGCCAGCAGTCGCCGCGCCGAGTGGCACAGCAGCACAGATCAATCCACAAACTTTAACACCCAATGGTTTACCACCTGATTTAGCGATTTAATGACTTTGTTTGGCTCAATTGCGGAGAAATGGCAGCTCTGGACCGGAGAACTGGAAGTACCAGACCCCGTGCCAGATTTTGAGAAAGAACAAATCCTCGAGATGGAAAGAACTGCGCGCGAAATTATGCAGCAACAAAAGTCGATCGTGGAGCTGATGCAAATGTCAGGATGGAAACTTTTAGAAGATCACAGGGCAGCACGCATCGAAGTTCTTCGCTCTCAATTGGAGAGGTATAGCGTGGAGGACGAAAAAGCGAAGGACTTGCGTGCGGAGTTACGTGTTTTGCGTAGTTATGAGAATTATCTGGTTGGAAAGCTAGATTTTAGAGGTTGAAGCGAGTTCCTAAGGTTTGGTTTCCCCCTTCCGCTCTCCTTAGGATCTCACTTTAGCTTCTAGCACGGTGGTCGTACCACCCTTAAAAAAACGGATTTAATACGTAAATTCATCGAAGGAAACATGAATGTACAAGTAGACGAAAATGGGCAACCGGTGCAAGCCCCCGCCTCGTCAGCGGAAGCAGCACAAGTTGAAACTGCCGGCAGTGAAGCCGTACCAACACCAGAAGTAAGCGAAACGGGTGGCGATGAAGCTCCGAAACAAGCTCCTTTGCACGAACACCCACGATTCAAGCAGGTTATCTCGGATAATCGTGAGTTGAAACGCAAGCTCGAAGAAATGGAATCCCGAGATCGTGAACGCGAAGCGTACGAAAAAGCGGGTCCCGAAGAACGCGCCATTATGGACTTACGACGAAAAGGAAACTTTGCGTCAAAGGAAGATATTGCTCGCATTCAAAAGCAGCTGATGAAACAGGCAGACGACCGAGCGTTTCAAGACTTTCTAAAAGCAAACCCTCAGGCTGAAGAACAAGCAGATGTGATCAAGGCTCTAGCCTACACACCACAATACAGCCAGGCAACGTATGCGGACGTATACAAAGCGCTGGGCGGAGGCGGAAGAAAGGTAGTGGCTACTCGCCAAAAGACCGGCATGTCTCCAAAGGGAGGCGGCGGTGCCAGAGCAGCTACAGCTGGTGGAGCATATTTCACTGGTGCACAAATTGCAGCCATGGATGACGCCACTTATGCCAAGAACTTGCCAGAAATCAAAAAACAAATGCGGGAGGGAAAAATCAAGTAATTTTTCTCAACTTTAAAAAATGAAACAATCATACATTGCAGATGCAGTGGTGGATTTTAGCGCCTCAACTGGTTCTGTCTTCAAATTGGAGGCTGAAAAGGCCGGGAAGGTTGTTCTCGATCAATGTTTTCTGATCTTTGAAGAACTCGTAGGTAACGCAACCACTCAAGGTGTTGCTTCGCTTTTGGTTGGAGGATCTTCTGTAGCTACGTACACATCTCTTGGAGATGGAACTGAAGTAGTGGACTCAAGCGCCGCTTGGGCACCAGACGGAGTGATCGCTACAGCTGCGAATCCATACGCATACTTCGACGCCGGAGACGACATCGACGTACAGCTTACGACACAAGCTACCGGGGGAACTACAACTGGTACAGCGCGAGCCTACCTCGTGTTTGAACTAGCTGACGCTTAATTCCATTAAACTGAAATAATGACACAACTTAGTACAACTACAAGTGCGAATTTCATCCCGGAAGTATGGTCTCGCGACCTTATCCGTGCGGTGCGTTCTTCACTTGTTCTAGCGAATCTTGTGCGTCGTTATGATCGAGACGTGGCCAAAAAGGGTGACATCATCCACGTGCCAAAAGTTTCGAACCTAACAGCAAACGACAAGGTTCAAGGGGTAGAAGTTTCACCTCAAGCTCCAACAGAGGGCGAAGTGCAGATCACAGTAGATAAGCACAAAGAAGCATCGTTCTTCTTGCAAGACATCGTAAAGGTGCAGGCAGATTACGATCTCATGGCAGAGTACACAAATGCAGCGGGTTACGCTGTGGCAAAGGTGATCGATGATGATCTTGCTGCACTAGCTTCTGGATTTAGCCAAACCTTTGGTACGTACAACACGGCAATTACAACAGACGTCGTACTCGACTCCGTTGAACAGCTCGATGACAATGACGTGCCTCAACAAGACCGAAACTTTGTTTTCCGTCCTGATGTAAAACGTGATCTCTTGGATCTTTCGACTTACACCAGTGGAGACTTCGTAGATGGTCGCCCAGTTCGTACAGGTCAAGTAGGAATGCTCTACGGAGTTGACACCCACATGACGACTAACATCGTTAAGACTGGAACGAACACCAACAACATGCTTTTCCAAAAGGATGCACTTGCCCTTGCGCTCCAAAAGGCGCCACGCGTGCAAAGTGAATACTCACTTAAGGATCTAGCACAGCTTGTTGTGACAGACACTCTTTACGGAACGAAAGAGATGCGAGACGAATTTGGAATCCTCGTAAAAACTTAAAGACTCCAATTGCTCTTCACTTTTTGGTGGAGGGCAAGAATGAGAACTTAATCAAATACTCAAAATGACAAATAGCAAGAAAACTGTATGGGTGAAAAACCCGCATGGCGTGAAGGTTGCTTTGCCAAAATGGCGCGCTGAAGAACGTGTAAATAAAACTCCGGGGTACACCTACTGTGAGCCAGAAGTAGTGCCCAAGGTTAAGCAATACCCCATGGAGGGTGAACTTACGCCGCAGGGTGAAACACGACGCGCACATCGACAGGAGCGTGCAAATGAAGCGGCTGAAGTCGTTAAGGAAGAAGCTGTTGTAACTGAAGCGGTTACGGCTAGTGACGCAGCGAAAGAAGCAATGGTAGATCGTCCACTTACCGAAGAAGAATGGAGCGCCCTAGATTGGGTGGATCTCAAAAAGTATGCAGTGAGTCGTGGGATTGAAGTAACTTCAACAACCAAGAAAGACGCAATTGTAGCAGAACTAAAAAAGACCGAGGGGGTTTAATAATTAAACATTCATTTTTATGGCAATCCCAAAAAGTGTACAACAACTAAATAAGGATAAATTCATCGAGTCGACGGCAAGTGCAGGGGAGGTTGCTGTAAAGGTGGTAAATCCAGACGGATCAAATATTAGTGCTGGTGGCGGTGGAACGACTACCGTCGAGCAAACCACACATGATGACTTAAACGCAAATGCGAACATTCAGGTGGGTGACGCAGATGCGGCAAAAGCAAATCCCGTACCTATGGCAGATGCGACAACCAGCATCAGCCAGGGTGCAAAAACGGTTACAACGGCAGGAACGGCCGAAGCAATTGTAGCGTCTTCTACGCCAGCCAAGTTCATCTTGGTGACTGCAAACAGTGGAAATACGGGCGTGGTGGCGATTGGAGGCTCCGGTATTTTAGCCGCTTCAAACGGAGGGAAGCTCAAAGCAGAGCAAACGGTAATGTTGCCGGTTCCAGATTGGGATCTTCAAAACATGTACCTTGACGTTTCCACGAATGGAGACGGAATTACTTTCACTTACTGGAACTAAACTATGTTGAATTACGGACTTGTTGGTGGGGGTAATGATTATGCGCCGCTCGTAAAAGGAGCGCAGCTCACGGGTTTTAATTTAGCTGCTGGGACAACCAATAGCGGTAATTTTACCTTTAACACGCCAAGCGGAGGATCTGGATCTTATAGCTACAGTGCAATTGTATCGCACATTGAAGGTAGTGGTGCGACTTTGTCGGGTTCAGGCTTGGGGCCATACTCTGTTTCTAATCTTGAGGATGAAGATGTGGTAGTTGTGATTTTGACGATTACCGATTCTGTAACCGGGCAAACAGTAGATGACTTCCACGGAGTGGCTATCGGAGATACAAATGTTGTAGATCTTATCGCGGGAACTTCGCTCTCCGGTCAATCGCTTGCCGCTGGGACAACATCATCTAATTCATTTACATTTAATGCACCAACGGGAGACACTTATGTCACTTCGGTAGCTGTTTCTCATTTGGTAGGTTCGGGCGCAACCGTTTCTGGTTCAGGACTCGGGGCGTACACAGTCAATAGCCTAGAGGATGGCGACATTGTTTTGGTAACCGCAACGCATACTGGAACGGATGGCGACATCGTGAAAGAAAGCTTTATCATTTACGTTGCAGCAACTTCAGTTACATTCAACACCTACTCAACTTGGTCTGCGCTCAATTCAGCGTCCAGTCCAAGTGATGGCGATTACGGTTTGGTGCAACAAGGTGAATCCGCCCAAACAATGAAATACATTGGTACGTTCGATAGTGTGGCGGTAAACGCATGGCTACCGGCTGGTTTCGCAGAACGTATGACCGGTCTAGTGACAGATAGCTCTTCAAACAAGTGTTACTTCGACGTACCAGCTGGTGACGATCTTTCCGCCGTAACAGCGCGAGGGTGGTCTGATTCTGGAGGTACGACAGATGTGAGTGGTTATTTGCAGATTGACTCAACGGCTTCCGTAGAGAGCTTGTTGTTTACTAGTAATTTGGCCGCCGGTAAAGAGCTTTTGATCTACTTTGAAGCAACTCCGGTAGCGGTAGCTGGTGGATCCGGGCACAATGGAGTGCAGATTCAAGCTAAGGATGGGTCAAACGATATTCGGTGTACGCTTTCAGAGAACACAACCGTAGGGCAATACCAGCTGCTTACTAGTGGTGGTGGGCGTGAAGGTGATGAAGAGGCAGTTGTAGCAGACGACACGCCCACAGTTTTATGGCTGTCTGATCAAGTAGGCGCGAAGCTTATCCCTTACGGAATTACAAGTGGGGAGTACATGTCAATGAGTAACACGGATGCATTTGCTACGACAACTTCAAAAGAAATTGGGCCAATCACGCGTAGTGGCTCTGGAAACACAATTAAGGTCGCGAGATTCTTTGCCTTTTATGTAAACTAATATGATTGCAATTTTTTCACCAACGGATTACGCAACAGTCCGTAACAATATTCTAAATAATGATCCGAGTGCACGTTTTGTAATTGCTGTCATTCAAGCGGATGCAGACGCAATGGACGGCCAAACATACGATCATGTTTACGTCGATACGGCCGGAGAAACACTCTACCAAAGCGTGACAGTTTACGGTCCTAAGGTTTCAGTTTAACAATGGCAACACTTACACAACTTACCGATGATGCACGTCAAGACATAGCTATCGATCCAAATGGTGATCTTTGGCCAGATGCGCAAATCAAACGCTACATCAACGAGTTCGTAGGCGAGGTTTACACCTGGCTCGACTTGGATTTTGCAGAGCTCACAGACGACTTAACTCTCGTGGCTGGAACGAACAGTTACGATCTGAGTACAGAGCTTTCAAATTATGGACGTGTAGAGTCGATTCGCTTGGCAGGGCGATACACTGACTTGCAATACGTAGAAAACGTTAGTGAGTTTGAAGAGGGATTGGACACTACGCAGCAAAACGAGCCATCACAATGGACGTTTTACGGAGACAATACAATTTTACTTTCTCCAACGCCAGACGGCGTAATTGCGACTGCCACAGTAAGATATAACCGTGCAGCACCAACGCTTGCGGATGGTGAGTCTCCAGCGTGGGATTCAGCGTGGCATCACGTGCCGAAACTATATGCTATTTGGCAGTGTTTCCAAAGTAAGGTGGGGTTTGAAACAAAGGCTCAAGCAGCAGCTGGGGCATTCTTCGAAAAAGAGTCTCAGATGAAGCATGACCTTTGGATCAAGAAAACCGGGGGATTACGTATGCAAAATATGACTCGAACAGCATGGCCCGTGTAAAGCCAATTAAAATTCAGGACGTCACTGGTGGTATGAACACTGGTGAGCCAACGGGGATTGAGGACAATCAATTCTCCGATTTAAAAAATATGTTTTACGATCAAGATCGGCGCTTGCAGGTCCGTCGTGGTTCTATTGCATTTAGTGATCCTATCCCAGATACGGTCGTTTTAATTAATGCGTGTGACGCCATTACAGATTTTAGCGTTGCAGACGATGGCGCGAACATAGCGACTGATACAGCTCGCAGGGGCTCGAATTCTTTAGCGTTTGATGTTGACGTTTCGGCTTCAGCATCTAATAGTGCGTCGCTCATTTGGAGTGGGTCAAGTGCAGTTGATTCTTCCAGCGCAACCGACACTTTCGCCTTTTGGTTTTTACCGCCAACAGACTACGCAACTGATCTAACTGACATAAAAATCCATCTTGGTTCTAGCGCAAGCGATTACCACGAATGGACTTTAGGAGCTCTAACGGAGAACGAATGGAATTTTGTAGTTCTATCGTTCACAGATGCAACCGACACAGGAACTCCAGACGATTCAGCTATTGATCACTTTCAGGTAGAGATTAATTATGACGCAGCGTATACCGACAAACTAGGTTGGGCAATCGATTCACTGTATACGTACAGCTCTAGCTCAAGTAGCGGGCAGCACTCATTGCAATTTCACAAAGACTCCCAAGGAACGCGCTATTTGCTTGCTGGTGTTGGTGAGAATATATTTGAATATCGGATTGCAGAAGATAAGTGGGAGGTAATCAAAACCGGGCTTACGGACGGCCAACGTTTCAGTAGTGGAATGTTTAAAGATGTGATTTCGATCACAAACGGAGTGGATAACTACATGACCTACAACGGCACCACGGTTACAGAGCATGCCAGCGTGGCGAAAGGGAAATATATTGTGATTGCAAATGACGTAGGGTATTTGGCTGGAGTTTCTACGGACGCCAGTACGGTTTACTACACAAATGCAAACCCAACGGATTTAACGACGTTTCCAAATAACGAGCCTATTGACGAAGACAACGGGCAAAGCATTACAGCCATTGGTCGAGTGGGTCCATTGCTCACCATTGGAAAAGAGCGCAGCATGTACATTTTTGATTCTGCAACACCGAGCGTAGAGAATATTGATTATGAAGGAGGTGTAGAAGCGCACAGAGCTCAGGCTCAAGTAGAGAACGATCGTTACGTACTTTCGGCAGAAGGTGTGGTTTCTCTAGCACAACGTGAAGCTACAACAGGTGCTCTACGAGGAACGCCAATTTCTCGTAATATTCAAAGCATCTTGGATGGTCTAGAAAACACGCACCTGGCGTGTGCTGCGTATTGGCCAGCGACAAACAATTTTTATCTTGCGGTGGATGACGAAAACACCGGGACAAATCGTACAATCTACGTATTGAGTTCACTCACCAACGCATGGACTTACTACAAGGGAATTAACGCAAATGAGTTTTGTGTGTACGAGGACGAAGACGGTGTACAACATCTATTGGTGGCAAACCCGTATGGTGGGCAAACCGTGGAAATGGAAACCGGTTACAACGACCAAGGCTCTGCGATCGCATGGAATATCACTTCCAAGACTTACGACTTCGGAGAAGCAGGGCGTTTAATGACGTACCCACGTGCGGATATTAAAGGTTTGCATAGTGAGCAAAGTGAAGCGGAAGTCACCGCTACAACCGTGTTGGTGACGCAACAAACCAAAACAAAACATATTAATTATAGTGAAGATTTAGACTTGAAGACCACCGGCTCTACTTCACCTCTTGGCGTAAAAGAGTTTGGTAGCACGCCATTCGGAGGTGCGGTCAGTAGTGGATCTAGTAGTAAATTGAACCTTTATCCGTTCCAGCGTTACATGCCTCTTTATATGACCGGGCGTTACATCACGCTCAGTATGGGTGGAGACGCATTGAACAGTTCATTGGCTCTTACCAACATTAACATCTTCCCTATTCCGCACGACGCAAACGTGGTGCCAACTAACCTATACATTTAAGAATGACAGACTTTACAACGTACCCACGTCAAGATTTCTACCGCTCTGAATTAGCGTCTGCAATCGCAGCAGCCGACACTTCCATTGCGGTGGCAACAGCGCCAAGCTTTACGCTCAGTAGCGGATCTTGTTATGGAGTAATCGATCCAGAGGGCGCGGGGGAAATTATAGAAGTAACCGGAATTTCCGGAACCACGCTTACAGTAACGCGTGGAATCGCGAAATACGAAGGTGGAGGCTCTAGCGCTTCAGCTCACGCAGGTGGGACAACTATCATCTTTTCCAACAACTGGAAACTTTTTGACGATATTAAAACAGCTATTGCCAGCAAGGCAAACACAGCCGGTGACACTTTTTCTGGCTTGATTCAATTCAGTGGAACGGATCACGCTGGGGTTAAGCTTATTTCACTTACCACAGCAGAGCGTACGGCCCTAAGCGCCAGCAACGGTATGGTGGTGTACGATTCTACAATCGGAGAAAACTACCAGTACATTGGAGGTGCATGGTCCGCAGTTAGTGCGGGTAGCACACAGCCAAATGGATCCACCACGGTAGCTGGTAAATTTGAAGCCGCAGACGCTTCCGAGCGTGCTTCAGGTACAGCGGTAGGTGGAACGGGAGCGCTTTTAATTCCAACAAACGACGCTCTGGTCAAGACAAGCAGCGGAGCAGGCGATGAAAACAAGATCCCAGTTTTGAATGCCTCGGGGCAATTAGCAGGTGGTTTTGTAGATACAAGCGCGTTGGCAGAAAAGTCAACCTGGAGTGCTAAAGCAGTTTTGGTTTCCGCAACAGCAGCAAGTACGCCAGCGGCACTTACCGTTGGAACAGATGGACAGGTGCTTGAAGCAGACAGTGGTGAATCAACAGGGTTGAAGTGGGCAGACCGATTACGACACACCTTTGGAGTGACTAACTTGTCACCAACCGCAACAGGTGATTCGGTGACTATAGCCCATGGACTTGGCGAAACGCCAGCATTCTTCAAGGTGACTTATATGAACGCAAATCAACCAAATAAGGTATCAGGTCACGGGATTTATGATGGATCTAGCTATGCCCTGGTTTACGAATTGGACGACCAAAGCGGAGGATCGCCTGGAAACGGGGCGTTGACATCAACAAGCAAGATCATCATTTCGGACGCAGAAAGTGTGGCTAATGGCCAGTGGACTGCAACGGTGACAACTTACAACGCAACAAACGTGATCATCGAGTGTGACACGTATGGATCCGGAGTATCAGCAAGTAATCGCGACGTGAAGATCCTTTGGGAAGCGCAAGCATAGACTTTACAATTATTTTTTCAACTTTTTACAATTATGGCAATCGATCGCAGTAAAATACTCGACTTCGCACGGAACCGCCTAGACCGGAGTATTGAATCCGGGAACGAGGCAGCTGCAGCTGCGAATCGAAGTTTAATTTCAAGTTTTGACGACCCGCAAAACCGAGTACAAAAAGAAGGGTCCGAAGCAACGTTTGGAGGACGTCCATCCACAGACGTAACACGTTCAGGAGGTCGCAGCACCGATGGAACGCTGGGCACAGCTGGAGCATTCGTACGAGACTTACCAATCCCACAATTCTCACAAGAACAACGTGATGCTGACTTTATTACGGGCATTGGTGGAAAGACTTTGAATCAACTTACAGCAGATGAGATCACACGACTTATCCAACTTGAACAACAACGTGCAGGAGAAGGTGCTATTAAAAGTGTCACAGATCAATTTGGAACCGGTCTCCAGACTTTAGAGGGTCAAATTGATCGTGCAAACCTAGACTTAGAAACGGCAAGAGAGCAAGAAGCGGCATTTGCAAATGAAGAAATTCAAAGAGCGTTTGGCTTGGTTGATCAAAAATATGCGCCACGTTTTAGCCGCCTAGAACAGCAGGGTGAGCAGCAGCTCGAGGACACGCAACGTTCATTTAGCTTCCGCGGCACAGGTCGTGGAACACGAGCAACAGACGCAAGGCAAGAGGTATTGGCACAAACTGCAGAATTAAAAGCTGCGGTAGAGGCTGAAGTGCTGCTAGAGAAACGATTACAGGAAGCAACTATTAGAGGTGAGGCAGATGCGGTGATCGAAGGTTTGTCCAACCAATTAAATTCACTTAAAACACAACGTATTGAGCTAGAAAACGCACAGGCAACCGCTATTGCGTCTCTACGTCAAGAGCTTCAACAAACAGGAGCTGGTTCAGTGGAACAATTCTTACAAACATTGCAAACGCAAGCGTCGCTAGCACAGTTCGACCCAACGCTTTCAAATGCTCTTGGGCAAATCGTGGATTCACAAGGAAACGTACTTACCGCCGCAGATGGTTCGAAGCTCGAATTTGCGACTTCACTTCCAGATGCAGATGCAGCGATTTCTCAAGCACTTGGATTCTTGGCCGACGCCAAAGGTTCCGCAATCGTGGACGTTGAAGGGAACGCCATTCCGATCAACAAAGGGGTTAAGTCAACTTTCCAAGATGGTGCGAAGAACACGTACATTCTCTTTGAAGACGGATCCGTACAACAAATTGGATCCAAGAGTGCTGCCGGTGGCTCAGGGGTTGGAGGCCTAGGTTACGATCCAAATCAAACAGCAGCGTACAACGACATTGCGGCTTACGCAGCAGACAACAACGTGACATTTACGCAGGCAGTAGATGACCTTGGTTACGGCACAAGCATTGGTGATCGGACAGAGTTGATCAATGAGACAGGTGCGTACGTTCAAGCATTGGCCGCAGGCCAACCAGCCGTGGCGCCCGAGCCACAGTTTGAAAGAACCGGTGGGGCGGTGAGTGATATATATCAAGGTATTGTAACTGGTGAAGGTGTGCAATCTGTGAAGCAGGCCGGTGGAACCGTTCTAGACTTCTTATTCGGTGAAAAACAACAAACTAATTAATGGGTTTAACTCCAGAACAAATAGAAAAGCTACGGTCACGCACTAGCGCCCCTGCAGTAGGTGGTGGGTTGACTCCGGAGCAGCTACAAGCTCTTCAAACGGGTCAGCCTACTGCAAAAGTACGTGGTGACATTTTTAGCGGTGGTACCTTTAGTGACATACTCGATGTACTCCAAATCCCGCAGTTCGCTGTTACGGGAGCTTTAACACCCGGTGTAACAGCAAAAGAAGCAGTGCAACAACGCTTGGCACCCGGTGAAGCCTTGGGCATCAAATCTGGTTTTGGCCGTTTCGCTGCAGACGTCATTTTGGACCCATTGAACATTGTAGGTGTTGGAGCCGTGACTAAACTCGGTAAAGGTGCTCAGGCAGCCGGTAAAGCAGCAGCCACGCTTGGGGCAGCAGCGAAAGCAGGTGAGCGATCTTTGCTAACCTTGGCAGGACGATCTATTGTCCCACGCGCACTAGACGAAGCGGTGTTTGGTGGTGTAACTAAATTCGCCAACAAGCTAAAACAAAATCCAGCGTTAAACGTGGCGGCTAAATCTTTTGGACAAGCTGGAGCAGCGGCAACAGGTAAAATAGACGATATTGAGCGTATTGCAACGGGGCAAAAACTCGTAACTGCAGAAAAGTTAAAGGCTAGTGGAGTGCAGCAAATCATGACCGAGCAATTTGTAAATCAAGCTCGTAAATTGCGAAAACAGGCGGACGAGCTCATCGACGCTGGTACAGTTACAAGAAAACAATACGAAGACATCGTAGAAAAAATAGCAAACCCACGTAGTAGTATTAAAATTGCACCGGAGTTACAAAGTACATTTAAAACGTTTAAAAGTCAGATTGACTCTTTGAACAAAGGTTTTACTCGTTTAACCGGAGGCACAAAGCTAGACGGAAAGCGAGTAAAAAACATTTTAACACCTGCAGCCCGTGAGGCAATTGTGAAGCCAAAAGGTTTTCGGGGTGGTGCTCGTCAAGTAGGTGGTGCGGTAGGCAGCGAACAATTTGCAACCAAGGTTGGCTTTAAATCGCTAGACGCAGCCACAGACGCAACGCCTATATTTGGTGAAATGTCAGGTAAGACAGCTGCAAAGCTGCAAGATGGTACAAATTTGAAGAGGGTTAAGTTTGGCCCCACTGAACAGTTCTATGCGACGACACGTGTTGCTGAACAGGTGGATTTATTGAAGGCTAGAGCGAAGGTAAACGGCTGGTCTGCTGAGAAGCTTGGTGGCGAATTACAAGCTCTTAAACGAGAAGTCAGCGGAGAGTTATACCAACGGTCAGCCATGTCCCCACGACAGATTAATGCTGCATTGGCGGGACGGGCAACCAAGTTTAGCGAGGATCCTGCTGCAATCCTAGCCGCACAAGGTGGCGACATTGCTAAGTTACGTGCTCGATCTAATTTCGTCAAGGGAATTGCAAAACACGTCGATGCAGGAAAGTTTGGACGTAAGGTAGAGGCTGGAGCGCCGGTACCTGAAGGTTTTGCGCGAAGTAAAATTAAAGGACTGGAGAATTACGCGTTCCCCGAAGAACTTGTTGGACACATGGACAAAACGTTTAAAGCGTTTTCTAATATAGAAGAGGTAAATGCTTTTGTGCAAGCGTATGACAAGTTATTGAACTTATGGAAGGGGACAGCAACATTTGCGAATATTGCGTTCCACACACGTAACTCTGTTTCCAATCACTGGCAACTATGGTTAGCTGGAATGACGAATCCAGCGGCACACACACGTGGTTACCGCATTGGGGCGCAAGTTACAAAAGCGCTTAAAGAAGGCGCCAATCCTACAAAATACGTTACACCTAAATACAAAAAGTACGTAGACGAATTCTTAAACGATCAAGGGTTGCGTTCGACAGGTGCGTTCAGTACGGATATTGACAAGTCCGTATCACGGCTCCAGGAGAACTTTGTGTTTGAACTGGGTGGTGCTGCCGGAGAGTGGCTTGAAAACGGTGCGAAAATGTCACTTTACTTGGACCGTCGCTTAAAAGGCTTTACCAAGGATGCAGCCGGCATGGACGTGCGGAAGTATTTGTTCGACTACAGTGACTTGAGTGATTTCGAGCGCAACGTTATGAAACGTTTCTTCCCGTTCTACACGTGGACTAGAAAGAACATCCCGCTACAGGTAGCGATGTTGATCGATGACCCAACTCGTGTAAATGTGATTGGAAAGGCTAAAACGGCAATCGAGGCAACACGTGGAACAGAGCCAATGGACGAATCTTTGCTACCAGAATGGCTGCGTGAAGCCTACCCTATTTACCTTGGAACGGATCCAAGCGGACTGCAGCGCTTCTTAAAGTTAGAAGGATTCTTACCAACAGTCGACCTAAATAAGATTGGCCGTCCAGGCGAGGTCCCATTTGAGCAACTATCACCAATTATTAAAACACCAATGGAGCTCGTAGCTAACTACGATTTCTTCTTTGAGCGTGAAATTGAGCGGTTCGAAGGGCAAAAAGAATTTCGTGGGTTAGTGCCATTCACGGACCAGGGTGTGGAGATCGGGGCAAAAGCTAATAAGTTGCTGGACTTAATACGTCCGCTCAGCGAATTAGAAAAGCTTACCGTAGATCCAAACGATCGTTTGCAGCCTACTGAAATAGAACGACTACTAAATGTGTTCATTGGTAAGACTTCGCAGCTCAGCGAGCAAAAACAAAAGGACGTGTTCGACTACATCCAGGCAAAAACAGAAAGCAATATCAAATCAGACATCGAAGCAGCGCGTAAACGAGGACGAACCGCCGAAGTACGACGTTTGCAAGAACTATTACGAGAAACAGAAAAAGGAAAGGGTATTACACTTTAACCCGCTACACAAAATGGCAGCAGACAAGCAAGTTTACAAAACGTTAGGGTCTCACGAAGCAACTATTGGGACGCTGGGCAAAGACATGGCTTCGGTCAAAAAAGACGTAAAAAAGCTTTATAGGTTTTTATTACTCAATATCGGTGTTAGCGCTGTTGGCGTTGTGCCGGGCGAACAAGGAGGTGCAAGTACGCTGCTTTCCTTGTTGCGCGAATTATTTACTATAGCATAATTATGGAAACTACAAAACGAGCGGTTGTGCCAATGGCCTACGACACACCGTTAACTGGATTGGACTGGCTAGAATATTACAGCAAGCACGACGTTTACCACCCTGGTGTGGACTTAAATCGCGGTTACGGGAATCAAGACCTGGGTGATCCGGTCTATGCTTTAACCGATGGAATCGTAGAATACGTGGCCCCTTACGCTCACAATGGCGGATTTGGGCACTTTATTGTACTTCACCATCCAGCGCACAATCGATGGACTAGATACGCGCATTTGGACAAATACACGGTCAAGCGTGGGGATATGGTTGTAGCTGGTCAGCAAATCGCAACCAACGGCAACTCCGGTACAACGTACGCTCACGTGCATCTCGAAGGATGGCTGCCAAATGCGTATGCGGTGCAAAAGGAAAACAATTACCGCTTCTACCCAACTGGATGGTCGAAAGACAAAGTGCAAGAATACTACTTTAATCCGCTAGAATGGATCGAAGAACTCAATAACGTACCAGGGTGGCAGCTTGAGCTAGAAGAATGGGCTGCAGCGTATTTGCACGAGGTACCGGGCTTCCTGCGCATGGTCGGTCCTGGAGCACACCGCATTCTAGCGCTTATGAAACGTGTACACAATAACGAAACTATAACAAATGCCTAAACGAAAACGCACCCGCAAAAGCATGCGTAACGCAACACCAAGTAAATCAAATAAAAAGAAAATAAAAAACACTAAACGTTCTAAATCATATTACACCTAAACTTATGGGAATCACACGCAAAGGCGCAATGCACGCCAAAACAACTATTTCACCTAAGCCGAGCCTACCTGGTAAGAGCTACGGCGTAAAGGCGAACAGCACGAAAGGGCTCAAAAGCATGAGCTCCAACGTACCTAGTAATTTAACCGCACCAAAATGGCGAAAGTAACCAACACAAAACCATGGTGGGACTCAAAGACAATCCGTTTTATGGTGGCCGTAGCGGCTGCCGGAGGTCTTGACTTGATCAACCAATGGATAAATGCGGGGGCAACAGATTGGCGCAGTATTGCGCTTTTGTGTACGGGACTTGCGGGTATCGCACTTAGACTCTTAACCTACGAACCCCTTGGTCAATAAAGCTGGATCGCGAAAAGCGGCGTACGATAAAAAGTACAACGCACGCCCAAAGCAAAAGAAAAACCGTGCTAAGCGAAATGCAGCACGACGTAAATTGATGCGAGAGGGGCGTGTACGAAAAGGTGACGGAAAAGACGTAGATCACCGCAAACCGTTGTCACGTGGAGGCTCGAACAAACGTTCTAATCTGCGAGTAATGTCGGCAAAAGCCAATAGAGCACGTAAAACGGCAAAGCGACGTAAGCCGTAAGTTGCAGCAGCACGTCGAGCAACGCACCTGAAATACACCAAAAAAGCGTGTACCCGAACGCTAGACTTTCTCTAACACGCTGGGCAGCGCTTTTTTTAACGTTTGTGCGTATTTAATCGGAATTTAGAATCTAAAAAGGGGATCGCTGGAATAGCGAGTAAAGATGTTGCCAATCACAAAGGTGAGTGAGCCTAACGTCAAAAACGGTAGTGCTAAAAGTAAATTTTTAGTGCGTGTTTTCATTTTGAGGGGTTTAAGTGTTATTGGGGTGAAGTTACGTCCAGTAGGCCACACTGTAATATAGGAAGCCACCTTTTGATGTTTTCTCTGCGCTTCCACGCACGATAACGCCTTGCGTCACGTTCATCTGCCAGCATCTGGCACGTCTCACGAGAAACAGGCTCACTGCACCCTTGATTGCACGAAAACATTAACGTCATAGGGTCGCAGTCAGATCTTTGTCCACACTTTTTACAGAATACATCTAGACTCATAATAATTAATTGTTAGTGCCGTGGGCGGTTAAAGGTTTACTCCAGCTCGAGATCAACGTCAGGAATAATAGTTTGTGGCTTGAAGATCACACGGTAGTGGTATTCGTCCACATTGGCAGCGTCAAGTTGTTCCGCAAAGTAGGTCACGTTGTCCGAAAGTCCGAGGAAATGTTTTTTATATTGATTTTCTGCGGTTTTGCATGTGACAGAAAGTCTCCCAGTACTATCATAATTGCCAAGCGAACATCGCCCAGTAAGCTCAAGAATGTACTCGCCAGTAATTCCGTTGTAAAAGACAATACGTCTGGTGATTTCAAATTGATCAGCTGCTTTTGAGAGGTTGCTGGATGCAATATCAGCGTCTGAACATCCTGTTAGGACGACAGCAAGTACCGAGAAAGTGAGAAGTAATTTTTTCATTCCTTATAAGTGTTAGGCCACAAAGGGCGAATTAAATTAGTCTCCCCACCGATCATTTTGAATTTTCTCTGTGGGAAGTGGCCAAAGATCATTCTCCAGCAAATATTCAGCTAGGGCGGAGAATGCAGCAAGAGCTGTTTTGCCTGACGCTGAAAGATCGCATCTTTTGAGCTGCCTATAGAGCGGATAATAATTCCCATTAAATGTTTCCATGTGAAGGGGGCAGTCCTCTCCGTCTAATCTCATATTCTTTGGCATCACCTCGATCAACTCGGCAAGGGTGAGGGCTGGGATTTGATGCTCGTAGCAGCAGTAAGCTGGGTATTCTGTCCAGTTATATCCTGCTGTGTGCACACACTCCCATTCGCCATCGCCTTCATTCACCCATTTGAAAAGCACCTCTAAATCTTTCGTCACCCCCTTCTCAAAGAGCGCTTTTGATAGCTGCAAGTCAGTTACTAATGTTTCTAGGTTCATTGCTTTTTAATGTTATCAAGATATTTAGCCAGCCCATGCTCTGAAATGTAGAGGCGTGCCTCGCGCTCTTCTTTGTAGGCTTGCCACATAGCATAGAGAAACATCGGTATCGGCTTAATGTAGTTATCAATCAGCTTCATCTTTTTGGGGTAG